GTATTTAAAAGATACTTCAAATCATTTTCAGTTGCCATGATTTAAAATCAGAAAGAGCCTCCATCAACTGTAATATTAATAAGATTTCTAGTTGATCCAGAACAAGAAATGACTTGAGACTGTCCCGCGCAATCATTTACATAAAGTGATCCGATTTCAAGACCAGCGTAGGATGATGCGGTTAAAACTCCCCCAGATTCTGTAACTGCTGATGCGAGAACCATTCTTGATGCGCTGTCATCCCAGTAAACAGCAGCTTTTTTAGCAGTTCCGTCATAATAGTTTAATAAGAGACCAAGATCAATATTTAAGTCTGTTCCAGGTGTAGAACCATCTACAAGACCAACTTCAATTAAAGCATCTTCGACTGTTAATGTTTGAGTGTTTACTTGTGTTGTCGATCCATTGATGAATAAATCTCCACCAACAGTCAAATTTCCAGTAATGTTTCCAGTTGTTGCAGAAACTGTATCAGCGGATACTGTTGATGAAGTTACAATACCAGAAAATGAAGCATTTTTCCATCTCTTGCTTCCTTGCCCAAGTACATAAGTGTCATCATCTGTTGGTATTAAACTAGATGCAAATTCACCACCAACAACAACATTGTCACCTTCAGTATCTCCAAGTCCAATCGTTCCACCACGAAATGTTACAACGCCAATAAACTCAGAATATCCCTGTACGTTTAAATTCTGACCAATTGTTACATTTTTACCAACTCCAAGTCCACCTTGAATCTGCACTGCACCGGTGTTTGTATTTCCAAGTTGGTTATTTTGTGTGTTTGTAAACGTTATTATTCCAGTGATTGTCGCACTAGCCCCAGGATCGGACCAACTTAAATTTCCATCACCATCATTTGATAATACATATCCATAACCTCCTTGAGTTCCTGGAAGATAATAAGTTACGATTCCCGCAAGAGCAGCAGGAGATGCAAGAGTTATAAAACTAGAACCATTATCAGTTCCTTCTACAAGATTTACTCCACTACCAGTTGTAGAAGTTCCTTTAGTCCAATATCTATGAGAACCAACAAATCTATTAGTCGCAGTATCAGAAGTTAATCCAACATACAAATCATAACTATCAGTTGTAAATCCTGGTTCGCCAGCTTGCAAACCAGGGAGATTGGCTAGCAATCCTCTTTTAAACTGAATGACTGGTGCAGGCATTTTTCTAAATTGTCTTTTACTTATTATATTTAGTTTTAGAAAGTTCCAGCATCAACATCAATTCTATTATCAAGATCAATATCTAAAATGTCTTCAAAATCTGCAGGAAGTCCTGGTTGATTAAGTTCTGATGCTGCAGCAGAACTTAATACAGCATCTGGATTGACTAATTTATATTTTTGTAGTGTTGCATCATAAACCAAAACATATTGATCTTTATTTGGAAGATCTGCAACTGTAACATCACTAAGATCTGAAAGTCTATCTGCCACAATAGCCCTCTCTGCTGTTACTGAATATGTGTTAATATTACCATCTTGATAGCTAACATCAGTGCTACCTGATTGATAACTGACAACATAGTCTGCCATACGAATAAAAAAGTATGATAATAATATTTATGTTATGATTGCCATTCCCTCAATAACTCTTGTTTTCTTATTTGTTGTATTGTTTGTCACTAAAATATTATAATAATGACGACCCATATTTAATTCACTGGTGATGCTGCTACCTAAAGATATTGATACTTTACCGGTAGAAACAATTAATGAAGATGAAAAAGTTGTAATACCAGTTGTAGCATCTGGAAATTTTCTTAAAGTTGATAATGCACTACTATTTGTCAAATCATATGGAGTTCCATCGGGATTTGTGATTGTAAATGTTGCATAATAATCGGCACCTTTTTCAATTACTATATTTACTGCTGGTACTGCCATAGGACTTTTTAGTTATTTATCTTGTGCATTTAATCCATCTTTTAAAAGTTTGGATAACTCCGCTGTAGATCCAACAAATAAAGCATTTGTTACATTTGTTGGACCGCGAACTTGTTTTGTTTCTTCAATATCTTTTAATTTTTTTTGAAGGTCCATTAATTTATCAGTTGCGTCAGAAACATTCTTAATTAATTGACCAGCAACTTCATACGCTCTTGGCATTTCACTTTCTTGAGCAAGTTCCAAAATACCATTGATTGCTTCTTGACCCTTTTCAATAATTGAATAAAGATTTCCTCTTGTATATTCATAATCTTTTTGAATATCTTCTACAGAAGATGTAATCGATTCAATTTTAGATTCTACAACTTTGGAATCTGATTCAACTATTTCTCCAGAAACATCGAAAGTTTTATTTAATTTGTCAAACTTTTTTGTCATCTTCATGATCCACTAAATCCAAAATCGTCACCAAGTTGTATAAGATTATTATCTGCAGAGACTATATTTTTGATAGCGGATCCATTTACATGAGATGCAATTGTAGTATTATCAGAACCTCGTGTTACTTTAATAGTATTTCCAGATTTTGATTCAACATACATCTCTTCATTGTCAATTACGATATAAGTTCCAGAAACAATTGATGTTGAATCAACAACATTTATGTAATTCGTATTCGAAGATGCATCAATATCTTCAGAAAGATTTGTTATTATTGTTCCTGTGTAATTTTTAGTCGCACGAGGTTCTACAGTATAAGAAAGATCTCTTGATGGTGATGAAGTTTGATCTCCACCAATATATCCAATAGAAACTTTTTTGATAATATCTTTGGATACATCGGTAATAGGGCCAAATAAGTAAGTTTTGGCAGTAAATCTGAGCGTATATATCAAAGATCTTCTAGTATCAAAATCACCTTCATATTCATCTCTCATAGTAATTCCATCAAAAATAACTGGAATATCTCTTTTTTCTCCAATTGTTTTGATTAAATCAACTGTTAATGTATATGCTGGTTGAAAATATGGAAGAATTTGTTCAGTAATCTGCAACATATCATCATTTAACTTTGTATAAATTGCCAATTCAAAACTCATATTATATGGAACTGGCATATAAGTTTTTCTTGGTTTTGTTTTATCAGATTCTAATCCAGAAAGAAATGACTGTGTAGTTGTAACTTTTCTTGAAGGATCATATGTTAATCCTGTAAATTCAAATGACATTCTTGGCAAAGTAATTTGAACAGGTTTATTTAAATTTGGAGCCTGTTCCATTCTTGCTAAGAATTTTTGTGTTGGTCCATAAGCTAATGGAACCTTAATTGTACTTACCACCGAATCAGCATCGTCGGTGTGTTTGATTGAGATATTATTAAAAAGAGTACCAAATGCTACAATTGTACTCCTCAATATCTCGTGATAAAAATATTCAAACATGTCAGAAATTACTTATATATTCTATTTAACAAATAAAAATATTTAATTATGGTGTTCCGAAGGGATTTGATTCTGAAAAATCTAAAATTTGATCTGCTTCCGATTGGATTATATCGTTTTGGGAATAAGGATCTATTAAATTATCTGACGTGTATGTTCTTAACTTATACGCTGCTGTGGATGCTGTCCCAGCAATTACATCTCCATTTACAAAATTTCCACTAATTTTATAAACATCCAATTCTCCAGTAACCGCATTCCACGATTTTACAAGTGCAGTTGTGCCACTAATACTTCCAGTCACAGTTTCATTTATAATATAAGTGCCACCATAACCAACTGTATTGATTGGTGCTGAAATTGTTATTGTTGGTGCTAAGGTATATCCAGCCCCAGCGTTTGTAATTCTAATTGAAGTTACAACTCCAACAGTATTGATATATGCTCTTGCAGTTGCATTTATTCCTCCAGCAGGTGCTGCGGGAATAGTAACGATAGGTGCTGTAGCATAACCTCCACCACCATTGGTGACAGTAATAACTCCAACTATTCCATCACCGATAGATACGGTAGCTGCAGCGCCGGCACCTCCGCCACCAACAAATACTATTGATGGTGATACTGTATATCCATAACCAGGATTTATAATTTCTACACCTTGAATTTTATTTGATGTTGTTCCATTACAATCAACAATTGTATCAATAAATGTTGCAATTCCAACTGCTGTTTTTCCACCAACGGGTGCAGAAGAGATTGCTACCTGAGGTAAAGACGTATATCCATATCCTCTATTTGTAATAGTTACAAGACGAACTCCACCATTTAAAATTCCTGTTGTTGCAGTTGCAGTTGTTCCTACACCAACCATTTTCAATGTCTGGATATAACCATCAGTGGAAACATTATCATCAATTTCACTAACTCCAGTATCAAGTTCTTCATCTTCATATCTAAAGAGTTCACATTTTAATTCGTAAATATATGTTTTTTGAAGTTGATAAAATGGTTGCTCATGCTCTACAAATTTAATCTCAAATAATCTATCTCCTAAAGGAAAATAAATTAAATCTCCTTCTTTAGGTCTTGTATATAATTCAATATTTGGTATATCTCTAATAAGTGGTGAGATATAGTTTTCAAATCTTTCTTTTGAAATTGTAACTGTTAAATCTGTTAATGGTTGAATGCCAAATTTTGAAAGAATTGTCCCTTGACCCTCGTATCCATCATATGTATTTACATAAGCCTCAATCGGTAATGCATTTTTAAATTTTGATTGAATAACTTCTTTTATGATAGATTTTTTAGTTACAAACCTTCTAGGAATATAATAAATTTCAACTCCATACATGCGAAGTTGTTCGTTAATTAAATCTTGAATTAACGATTGTTCAGTTTTAGATCCTTGAAGAAAAAATGGATTAAGCATATTATCCGATCATGTC